GTTACACTTTCTATTCTACTTAAAATTTTCTTATACAGTTCTGAGTCAAGCACATAGATTTTTTGGTAAAATTCTACCTGTCTGTAGTGATACAGCACAGATGCATGATGCAGATTTGTTATATCTCCAATCTCATGTAGTGTTAAATCAAATATTGTTTTAAGAACAAAAATATACATACGTTTAGCTTGTATAAAGTTTTTCCTTCTTGATCCTAAAAATATTTCATCTTCGGCAACATTAAATTTCTTTACTAATTCTTTAATTATTACTTCATGAAAGTAATGACTAAATTTTAATTTTGTTTTGTTTTCTTCGTTCATATTTATTATTTTAAATCGTATTCTATTATATCTATTACATCTTTTACACTCATATTAAAGTGTGTAGCAATAATATTCATGTGATAGTATCTAAGCAATGTTGTGTCAAGTATATATCTTCTGGCAGTTACCTCACTTACATCAAGTAAAAAAGAAAATTGTCTTGTAGACATTCCTTTAATTCTTAAAAATGCTTCAAACTCATTATGAGCTTCCCTGATATGTGAAAATTTATATTTCTTTGTCATCAAACATTCCGTTTCTAGCCATTAATTTGTATTGGTCTTTAGGGTCTGATGGTACTTGATTTTGTAATATATCTAAAATAATCTCATCAGCTTCTTGTTCTGTAAAGTTTGCTAAATTATTTATGATATACGACTGTTCTTCTAAGGGTATTGCAGACCTGTGTAATCTGGTTTCAATGGTAGCCATTTGAAATAGTGTTATCTCAGATGGCTTACCATCAAGAACCTCATCTAACCAATCATCATTCACTAATCTACCATCTCATCTTGACCAAAAGCACCTTGCTCATAGAATCCTGCAATTTTAAGGACAACACGACTCATAGCTCTCTTCTCTGCCATAGCAACTGGAAACTTTTTTGCACCACCCATTAAATTATTATCAGATGCTTCACCAAAAGACATCATATTAATTGGTTTATTATTTTTGCCTTGCATTGATGCAGCAGCTCTAATAACAACATTAATATTATCCTTCTTTAATTCTAACAATAAAGGTTCGTATGCAACAGTAATACCTTGTTTGCTTACAATTTTATCTATGCCTGATCTTGTTATAATAACGAAACCTCTTGGGTCTTTATGCACATCTTCTTTTACTAAACCATTCTCTAAAAATAGTCTTGTTAGTGCTTCCTTTCTAGTTTCTTTAATTTGTGGTTCTTGATTTTCTTTATTGTTTGTTTTATTTCTACTCATTATATTTATTTTTAGTTAATAATAAGCAAAATTATAAAATTGAATTAGACTACCAAACTTTTTTAACAATATTTTAAAAATAATGTGTGATTCTTGCTACTTGACCACTATTCTTCTCATGTAAAAAGCCCTCTACAGCTTTAGGAACTCCAGTAAAACCTTTACGACTGTGCCAACTGTCTGTACCTGATGGACTTCTTAGGTATTCTACAGTAACACCAACGTAATCTTTAGCATCTAACCACTTGTGTTTTACTTTGTGATGCAAATGATGTAAGTAAAAATACCTATACTTAGTGTCTGCCCACATCTTAGGTCTTTCTTGTGCCATTAACAGAGGTAAATTAACCATCTTAGCACCATCACCATGCTCTAAACCAATTAGATTACTACCATACTGGTAGTATTTTCTATGAGCTACACTAATATCAAAATTTATGTCATCATCTTTTCTAAACCAACTCTTTAAAGCATGAGCTAAGTGAAAGCCTGACTGATAATCGTGATTACTCATACTGTGTAATACATCTACTGGTGCAATATGTCTTAGCATCTCTATACATTTTACATATAACATAAGAGCAACCTCAAAATGCTCCCACCATTTACCATCTACATCTTGTCTTGTACCTGCAGTAGTTTGGTTGTACACATTATCAATATGTAAAATATCGTTTCCTATGCAAAATAATACCTTTTCTATACCAAAACCTGCAGACTTCTCTAAAAGTCCTTGTATGCCCTCTAAAACCCTCTCTACAGCAGTTTCACAGTCATATCCATTGCCTGTTTCTAATTCTTTAGCATATTTGCCAATATGTATGTCAGCAGGATTTATAACAAGTAGGTGATCGTTTTCAAAATCTCTATCTATTTTTTTGTAAGTTGGTGAGTAATCTTCTATTAGACTTTTTATCTTATCTAATATTTGCTCTTCATCTAAACCATACTCTTGTTTTGTAACTATAGAGAATCTAAGTTCTCCACCCATGTTTTGCCAATGCTTGACACTAACAACATCTTCTCTGTTTATACCTCGTTCTTTTAAATGTAGCTCTAAAGCTGTATTACCATTGATGTTTTCTACATCTATACCCCTAGATTCATTTATTAATTCTACTTCTTCAGCAGAAAGTCTTAATCTTTTACCTTTTAATTTTGTCATGTTTTTGATTTTTAGTTTTGCTAAATGTAAGCAAAATATTAGGTGCTTCTAAAACAAAAATGGGATGTTATTAACACCCCACTCTTGAAACTAAAAACAATTATCCAACCAGAAAGGTCGATAGAAGCACAAATGTAACTAATTTTTTAGATTACAATTACACTTTTCACAATTTTTTTCAAATACTGAAAACAGTAATGGTAAGACTGCTAAAAAACTTAAACCCAAATTCATATATGTGATGCCATTTAATGATATATCTGCACTAGCAGCTATAACTAATACCCCACTTATTGTTCTCTTAGAAGAATACTTACCCTTAGTGTCTTTAAACAATTCTAAAACTGACTTAACAATTTCAGTAATTGGACTTATAGCTTGTTTAACCAAGCTACCAGTAATCATATCTACTATCTTACTCATTATTTTTTAATGTCAGCAATTCCCTGACCTAGAATCAATGTAAGTATAGCATAGTAAACTTTCTCTACTTCTGCTTCTGATAAACCTAGCTTTGCTGCTGCAAACGGACATAATACTGCAGATACTGCATACCAAAACTTTTTTGAGTCAAACATTTTTTTTAACATTTCCATATTTTATTTATTTTAATTATTAATTAATACAACCAGATAACTGGCTGAACCTTATCTTGATCTGAATCTACATGAATAAACCCTCCTTCTTTACTCAAACCAATTCTTACAAACCCTGCTTCTGCTAGTCCACCTAAAATTAATGCTCTTTGATAACTATCTTTACATTCTATATCACAAGCAATACCTTTTATATGTGAACTGGAAGGATTTTTTATTGACAGGGGGTGATTTGGACACCTGTACCCTGATGTTATTTTATATTTAATATTACTAAAAGACCTAGCTCTATCTAAATCTTCTATAAAATCTAAGTCCATCATGTTAGTCTTACAACCACACTTACAAGTAAACTCACTTTTTTTAAAGTAGCTAAATGTCATTATTTACCTTGTCCTCTTTTTGGTTTCTTATAGCCATTCTGACTTTTACTAGAATTTTTAGAATGTATGCCTTTACGTTTCTTATTCTTAGTCTTGCATCCATTTCATTGTTCATTAGCATTAAGCTCTCTCCTGCTGCAAGTTTATACCAAAAACTATCTGCACCATTATATAGTCTTAGTGTTACAAAATTAGTATCATCTAAATTAGTAATTCTAAAGTAAGCATAATCTGCTGCTACTCCTATACCTGCACTATCTGCTGCTTCCCAGTTAAACAAAGCAGTTTCTGATGTAGCTACATTTAAAATTCTTTGGTCTACTTTACCTTTAGAAGTAAAAGTTTTCTCTACAGTATTACCATATGCCACGCCATTCAAAGTGTATGATTCTACTATAGTTACTGTTAAGTTTGCTGCTGTTACTGTACTTGCCATATTATTTTTTTGTTTTTGTAAATTTATAAATTGAGAATCCTATTGCCATTAATAAAGATATTGTCGTTAGTATTTCATTAAACGATGCTAACGATATTCCTATTGCTCCTGCATTTGCCATTCCCACCTGTATCGTATCTTCAATTGTATCTTTCATTTTATTTTGTTTGTTAATTGTCATAGCCAACTTGTATTCCCAACTTAAAAAATGTTGTTGCTGCTGTTGATGCTTTTACCATTGCAAATAATACATCTCCTGCTGCTAAACTTGTTTCTGGAGTTAAGTTTCTAGTTACTTGTAAATTATCGTTACTTGATTGTCCTGTTATTGTTAATTCGTTTAATAGTACTGGATCAATAGCACCAGTATTTCCTGCTACAAATGTCATCTTACATAAAGCTACTGTTATTGTTGCTGCACTTGTTGCATTTGCCCACATATACAA